AGAGGAAATGACGGAGACGGCAGAGGAGTTGCGTGATGCGCTCATGGCTACATCACCCGATGGTGTGTTCACTGGACTTGTCCCATACGACAAGAACAAATTGCTGTCCAGTGGATTTGTTCCGCTGAATCTTGCTTGTACGAGTTCGCAGAAGGGGTTTATTGCGCCGGGCGGATACTGCATTATCTTCGGAGATTCGGAAAGCGGTAAAACATGGCTACAGTTGCAGATATTGGCAGAGGCGGCGAATGACCCCGTTTTTGATGACTACCGGCTTATTGTCGATAATTCAGAGAACGGCATCGGTATGGATATAGAGCGGTTTTTCGGCAGGAAGTTAGCCAGCCGCTTGGAGCCGCCCGCTTACGAGAGCGATGGCACACCATTCAACAGTGAAACTGTCGAAGATTTTTACGTCAACATTGATGAGGCGATCCATAAAGGAATTCCGTTCATTTACGTGATGGATTCGATTACGTCTCTTTCCAGTGTTGCCGATGATGAGAAATTCGACGAAAACAAGAAAATCCATCTTGGCAATCGCATCAAAGGGACAGACAAGGATTTGTCCGGTTCGTATGGGATGGCGATTGCAAGAATCCATAGCCAAAACCTTCGCCGTGTTCTTGCTGGTCTTCGAAAAACGGGAAGCATTCTCATTGTTGCAGCCCAATCAAGGGACAATGTAACGGGATACGGTGCGTCGAAAATCTATGCAGGCGGCAGGGCGTTGAAGTTTTATTCCCACTTGGAAATACAGACTTCCGTCGCGTCCAGATTGAAAAAGACGCATAACGGCAGAGATCGAATAGTGGGCACTGTTAGCAGAATTCGAGTCACCAAAAACAGATACACGGGACAGCGACCAGAAGTATTGCTACCCATCTACAACCAATATGGTGTCGATCCTGTTGGCGGAACATTGGATTGGCTGATCGAGGAAAAAATCATCTCGAAAGAGAAGCAGTCGATCTGTATTCCTGCGATGGAACTGAAAGGTACATTCGAGAAACTTGTCCGCACGATTGAAGAAGAGGGGCGTGAGGAAGAACTTTATGCGTTTGCTCAGCAATCGTGGGAGGATATTTTAGAATCAGTCGCTGTCCAACGAAAGCAGAGATATGAATAATACAATTCACAACGAACTCATTTTGATACTGGATGTACCGGCGATTGCTCAGTGGACTTTCTGGCGGCAATCCAATGTCCGTCTTACAGTGGATGCGTTTTTTGCCAGTGTATGCCGTTTTGTGGAGGAATACCAAACCACAACGGTTTACTGGTGCTTCGACGATTTCCATTCATTACGGAAAGAAATCCTGCCCTGCTATAAAGAAAAGCGGAAAGAAGTAGCCGAAAAACGTGACCCAAAATTGAAAGAGCGAGTGATTCACTGTAAGCGTCTGATTACACAGCTTCGTGATGAGATTCTTCCCGATTTCGGATACGTTCCCATTTGGCAGCCCGGACTGGAAGCGGACGATATGATTGCGGTTTTGTGCAAGAAGTTTCCGAATGATCGAAAACTGATTATCAGTACGGACGCTGATTTATGGCAGTTGCTTGATGTAAAAACGTCAATGTTTTCGCCAAGCCAGCATAAACTTTATACAGCACGGTGGTTCGAAAAAGAATATGGGATTCAACCGAGATTATGGTCTTTGGTGAAAGCGATTGCAGGGTGCGCTTCAGACAATGTCCCCGGTGTAGCAGGGATCGGCGAGAAATCTGCTATCAAATACATATTAGGGACACTTTCTGGTAAAAAGTTGGAATCCATTGAGTCAAACGTGGAGTTGATATATTTCAATAGAGGTATCGTCAAACTCCCCCACAAAGCCGCCGTGTTGCCGCCTGCCGACATCTTCCGTACAGTTACGGAACAGGAGTGGCTGGCGGCGTGCGAGCGGTGGGACGTGGACATTTGGGCGAACAATTTGGATGGCTGGTTCCCGAATCATGGAAAGCAATTTTGAGGAAAAAACATGGAAAAGAAACGTAAAAACAGCATGCAAAAAGGCTCTGCCTTTGAAAGAGAAATCTGCAAGAAATTATCGTTGTGGTTTAGCCACGGTGAGCGAGACGATTTATTTCACCGGACGGCGGGTAGCGGAGCAAAGAGTACGACCAGGGCTAAAAAAGGCAAAACGACAGCCAATAGTGCTGGCGATATTGGCTATTTGGACGCTGCCGGGAAGCCTTTGATTGAGGCGGTTACGTTTGAACTCAAATGTGGGTATAGCAGAGTGGACACGACATCACTCATTGATACGCCAAGCCGTAACAAGAAGTCACAGTTGTGGGAATTTGTTCATCAGGCAATCGAATCCAGCAAAAATGCTAAATCAAAGTATTGGGCGGTCATTCACAAAAGAAATGGAAAGCGGACGTTGATCCATTTTCCACATTCGATGCTGAAGAGCATTCGCCATGATTATTACTGTAGGTTCGCCAAGTATCCGAATGGACATTTGCAAATTACAAACATTCCAGTAGAAAATGCTTCATTTCTCTCCATTATCTCCGCACCGCTGGACGAATTCCTAGAACTCGTATCGCCAAATATCTTTTTAGATGATTGAGTTCGTTTTGATATGATTTGAGACGATATGATACGATTCAGCGACTCTTAAGTATAGTGTATGTAATTTCGACGCGTTTTTGTTCTTCAAAGCAGATATTGGCATGAAGACTGATTACATTTACAACAGAAAACGTGATGATTGCCGAAATCATAGGAATTATTGAGAAATACGGTCTTGGAAATTGTGTTCGCTGGATTCTGGAAAACAATTCTTCGCAAGTCTTGCCATATCACGGCTGGGCGCATTCATTGTGGGTTGCTTACTACGCGGAGCAAATCTTCCAATACGAGGGATTAGGCAAAGATACGCCGAAAGAGCTGATTTTGGCAGCACTCTTTCATGATGTGTTCCATTCAGGTGGATTCTTCACAGATGATGTCAAAAATATCGAACGTGCAGTTGCAGGATTTGTACGGTGGGCAGAGACTGACACCTCTATCGATGAGGCTTCAAAAGCCAGTGTCATCGAATTGATACGCGATTCAAAGTACCCCTTTACAAAACCTGCAAAAACCACAGAACAGCAAATCTTGCGAGAATCGGACATGCTCCAAAACTGCAACGACACGCTTCTTGCGAATTTTGTCGGCATCAAGCAGGAATTGTTCCGGTATGATCCCTACACAGAATATGCCAAAAAATCTCTTGAGTTTCTGCGGAGCATCAAGTACGAGACAAAATATGGCAAAGAAGTGGGGCAGAAAAAGCTGGAAACAGCGATTAATCATCTTGAAAGATTTAATCGGCTAGTTTTTGCAGATTCCTGAATGCATTTCTGCTCCTGGCGATACGTTTGTATCGCTTTTAGTGCATTTGTTCTTAATCCGGGATTGCACGGTTGTAAGATATGTGCATTTCTTGCGGTAACTTCCTCAAAAACTCGGCTAAACATGCTTATAAGTATGGATTCTTGCCTCCAAACTGATTTTGAAACTCAAAGTAGATAAACGTGTACAAGAGTGAAACAAATCTTTTGGGTTGAGTGATGCACATATTGAAAATCAGCGAAGTGGCAGAATTGTTACGATGCAGCGTTCCGACTGTCAGGCGATGGCTTGCCGAGGCGCGCCGTGGTGAACGATTGTTTCCGTTGCCGTTGAATCAGCCTCGCAGTCAGAATCTCTGGCGACGCGAAGATATTGAGAATTGGACTGAGAATCCGGCAAAATCGCCATCGAAGTCCATGCATCAAAAAAAGGTTCAGCGCAGGAGCGAGATAGCAGGGCTGGCTCGCCACAACATCAATGTCGATTAGATGATTTTTACTGAATAGATTACTTGCATCGCTTATTCCAGGGACACTAATTTCAATGGAATTGCACTTTGCAATCATTTGTCAAGCAAAAGTTTATGGCAAGAAAAAGCAAAATCAAAACGTGGGAATGCGTAGCAGAATGCGCAGGAATCACGCTACGTGAATTGAAAGAGCTTGCTGAGCATGAACCGAGGTTGGCAGTGATTCTGAAGGACTATCCTACTGGCAACGTGCCTAGCGGGATACCAATGAAGCCAGAGGAATTTATGGATTTGTTTCACAAGCAAACAGAACCACTAACCCTAGAATAGCGAGGCAAATTGCATGAGAAACCTTTTTTGTAAAACCCAAAGGTTAACAGAACAGCAGTCCAGAGACATCGGACGGGAGTTTGAAGAGAATCAGGAGATGATCGATAGAATGGTCACGAAGCATATCAAGCGATATGGTGGCGACTATGAAGCCCTATTTTCCAGGGCAACTGACACGCTTATTGTAGCGTGGCTGAGGCATGACCCTACAAGGTCACCCTGGCAGAAGTACATTTCCGAGCAGATAAAGCTTGGTTTCATCAATCTCCATAAAGAGACAGTCAATCGAAAACATTTGTCAGTTACGAATGCGCACGAAACGCTTCAGGAAATGACGTATAAAGAGGCAAGAGAGCATGACGATTTCTATGACGATCTTCGTCAATGGCTGTCTGAGGATTCGCGTGCGTTGTTTGAGCTTTACATCGAAGATGTCACATCGAAAAGCCCCACCAAAACGTTCAGTCTCTTTCGCAAAATAATGCTAAAAATGAAATGGAGTCGCCCTCGCATCAATATGGCAATCATGGAGCTTCGGGATATTCTGACCTCTATCACAAAGGAGGGCATGTAATGGCTACGAAACTATTCCCATATCAAGAGGAAGGCGTTGAGCGAATGAAACAGCTGAACGGTCGGGTGCTGTTGGCGGACGAAATGGGCACCGGGAAATCAGTAACGTCAATCAAGTACATCATCGACGAAAACACCTACCCTGCGGTCATCGTATCGCCCGCGACGCTAAAATTAAACTGGAAACGTGAGTTCTGGATTCACTTCGGGAAGCGAACGGAAATACTGTCCGGCGGCAAGGCCGCAACCTTGTCAAAGAGCGGCTCACCAGTGTATATCATCAACTACGATATTTTAGGGAAATGGGAAAAGCAGATTGCAGAATTGCAACCGAAAATACTGGTGCTGGATGAGTGCTTCACTGGCGATACGTTGATTGCAACTCCCAATGGCGATGTGCCAATTGAAAGTATCGTCATTGGTGATTTAGTGAATAACGCCGGTGGCATTGGTAAGGTAGAAGCGATATCAATTCGCAGTGTGCAAAAACTTTATTATTTGGAGTTATCAAATGGTCAAAGAATCCGATGTACAGGAAATCACCCATTCTTTACAAACGAAGGATGGCGGACAGCGTCAGAGTTGGTGGAAGGTGCGAGGCTTTTTAACGACGAAGACGTGCGAAGTTTGCGGGAAGTTATTCTACCCACGATACAAAATACTGCCGGACGGCACGAAAGTTGTGTTAATGGGCGAAAAACAATTTCAGCGGCAGAAAAATTGTTCACACTCCTGTTTGTTTGTGAAAATCAACCGCGAGATGTCCCCGGAATCACGAAAAAAAGCAAAGGATGGAATAGCAGGCAACCGTTTCAAAAACCGTGGTGGCAATGGGAAGGAGAACAAGGAGCAGCAGAACTTGCAAACGTTGTTAGGGGATGGCTGGATACAGGAATGCCCTGTGCCAATTCCACGGGAAATGAGACAGCAGATGCGCACACCCACGTGCTACAAAGTGGATTTGGGGAATCCAGAATTACGCATAGCGATAGAGATAGATGGGAGTTCACACCGAATGCCAGCTCGTCGGATCTGCGATTACAAGAAGAATCGAGCCTTGGCTCTGTTAGGGTGGAACATATTACGATTGTCGAAAACGGCGGCAGCGAAATTGTGTACAACCTTCAAGTAGCGGGACATGCCAGTTATTATGCAAATGGTGTTTTGGTACACAATTGCCATTTAGTAAAAGCAATGACTGCCAATCGCACAAAAGTTGCGATGCGGCTGGCTCGAAATATCCCGCATGTACTGGCGTTATCCGGCACTCCAATGACGAACAAGCCAACGGAGTTATATCCTATTTTACGAATGGTACTTGGAGACAACGGCATCGAATCGCGTCGGGAGTTTTGCGACAGGTATTCGAAGCTAAAGTTGACACCGTGGGGCTATAAATATGAAGGGGCACGGCGATTGCCGGAATTGCACAAGCGTCTCAAAGAGACATGTATGGTCAGGCGGTTATTGCGTGATGTGATTAAGGATTTGCCGGACAAAACACGCACAACGATACCTGTCTCACTGTCAAAGAGCAACATGAGAGAGTACGTCCAGATGAATGCAGATTTTGAAGAGTGGTTACATAAGAACCACCCAGAGAAGGAAATTTCCAGTGCTGCCGTTGTTTTAACGAAGTTGGGCTACATGAAGCGAAAGGTTGCGGAATGGAAGCTACCGTTTGTCTTTGACTGGATAGATAATTTTTTGGAAGATACGGATGGAAAATTAATTGTTTTCGGGCTGCATCATAAAATTTTGAATGCAATAATGTCGAGGTACTTGAAGGGTTCTTCTAGATATCCATCAGCAGTCAAAATTGATGGTACAGTAAGCCTTGTAGAAAGACAACGTGCGGTAGATTTATTTCAAACTCGCCCAGAGGTGCGGCTGTTTGTCGGACAAATGCGTGCGTCAGGTACTGGTTTAACGCTGACGGCTTCGCATAACGTTCTGTTTGCAGAATGCGATTTCGTGCCAGCAGTTCATTCACAGTGTGAAGGAAGAAGTTTGAGGATTGGACAGAAAAACCACGTCCAATGCACTTATATTATAGCAAATAGCACAATCGAAGAAAGCGTAGCGGAGATATTGCACAGGAAGCAGCAGACATTTGATGCTGTGGTTGATGGGGGGCGTAATGTTGATAACTTCAACATCATTCAGGAACTGTTAAGGACAATGCGAAAGCAGTTTGTATAGTAATATGGAAATCGAATCTTTTGACAAATCGCTTGAACGTCGAATTTTAATTGGAATGATCACAGATATTTCAATTGTGTCGGCGATTTCGTCTATTTGGCAAAAAACGGAGAAGGTTGATCTATTCAAGACAAACCAAGCCAACCTTATTGCAAAGTGGTGTTTGACACACTACCAGCAGCGTGGCGAAGCGGTAGATTCCGATATTACTTCATACTTCCAGCAGTACCGGGACAAACATCCTGACGGCGAGCGGACACAGCTCGTTGAGAGTTTGCTGGTGTCGCTGAACATTGAGTCAGAGCACAGACCGAAGCAAAGTACCGACTATTTAATCGACTGTGCCTCGAAATACTTTACTGGGATTCGCCTAGAACGAATCGCAGACCGTATCAAAACGGGTGTGCGTGATGGAAAGATTGAAGATAGTTTGGATGCTATCAATTCGTTCAGCCAAGTGGAGCTCGGTGCAGATATGGGGATTAATCCATTTCGTGACGAGGAGGCTATTCGAAGGGTGTTTGCATCGGCTGAGGAGCGGTTAATTCATTTTCCTGATGCCGGATTAGACGATGCAGCTTTGTTTTTCGGCGACACGTTTAGTCGAGATACGTTGGTGAGTTTTCTCGCCTCAGAAAAAAGCGGGAAATGTCAAAGTGGAAACACACGCGTATTATGTGATGACGGTATCGAACGAAGAATTGAAGATATCGTTAAAAACCAATTAAACGTTAATGTATTGTCATGGGATGGTTGCAAATTCCAAACTCGGAGCATCAATCACTGGTTTGACAATGGAGTGCAGGAATGTTTCAAGATTAAAACAAAATCTGGTCGTGAAATTGAAGCAACTGCAAACCATCCTTTTTTGACACCTGATGGGTGGAGACCGCTAGATCGATTGAAAAAGAAAGATTTTTTGGCTGTGCCTAAAGGATTGTTCATGGTGCAGCGACCATCATCGCCAACTTTGAATCAAGCGAATTCCTTGATACAAAATGTGCTGGAATCTCCAATACTGTGGGACGAAATCGTGTCAATCGAACCAGTGGGTGAACGGCAGACATATGACATCGAAGTAGAAGGACTACATAACTTTGTCGCAAATGACTTTGTCGTGCATAACTCGTTCCAACTCCTCGATCTAGCAGTACGTGCCGTTATCCAAGGCAAACGTGTTGCCTATTTTGAAGTTGGCGATTTGAGTCAGAATCAAGTGATGATGCGGTTGATGCAAAGAGTGCTGAAAAGACCAAAGCGACAGGGAATCATCAAAATTCCAGAACGTATTGAGTTTGATGACAAATTTAACGCAGATGTTACTTTTTATAGTAGAAACATTAAAAAAGTCGTAAGCCAAGAATTGGTTAACGAAAAATTTGCAAAGTTCAATAAATCCCTCGATGAGAGACACGGTTATGATGAATTGGGTTTGCTCAAATTGTCATGCCATCCAAGCGGTTCAATTAACGTGACTGGTATTGAATCGAGGCTGAACACCTGGGAGCGTGCCGGATGGCTGCCGGACATTGTCATCATTGATTATGCGGATATTTTAGCTCCGTTGAATGGACGATTAGACAAACGTCATCAGGTAGACGAGACGTGGAGAGAATTACGCGGGCTTTCGCAAAAGCGGCACATTTGCGTGATAACGGCATCGCAGGCAGATGCGGCGAGCTATCGGATAAAGACTCTTGATAAATCAAATTTCTCCGAAAGCAAAACAAAATTAGCGCACGTGAGCGCATTTATCGGGATAAATGCGTTGCCGAATGAAAAGGATATGCAGCTGCGGCGGCTGAACTATATTGTTCGTCGGGAAGAAGCGTTTTCGGAGCAGGAATGTTTGTATGTGGCTGGTTGCCTATCAATTGCAAACCCAATGATACTTACACGGTTATTGATTAGATAGTGGATATATTCGATATGAAAACGATTACAAAATTATTTCGGTTTTTCAAAGAACACGTTGTGGAGGACAAAGGTACCTCGCACGACATCGCTCTATCTGCGTTCGTTGGCACAGTGCTACATGGAGTGACTCCACCGTTTCCAATCGACACAAGCAAATTCGCTGAGTTTGAGAGAGAAATTGCCGCGCTCTCTGATGAAGATCGAGGATTACTGCAAACACGCATGGATGATTTGCATGACGAGCGAAAACGTCGTGTCCTGGGACAATTTTACACGCCGGTAGAATTTGTCGAATTAGCCCATGCCTTAATAGACAACCGACTAGGTGCAGACTGGCGGGAAAAATATGTTGTTTGGGATGGCTCTGCTGGCAGCCTCAATTTGACAAAAGGCTACAAATTCAAGGAACTTTACTCCTCCACGCTCCAGCAGGAGGAAGTCGACAGAAATCCGGTAAGCGATCCGGCAACGGAGACATTCTTCCAGTTTGATTTTTTGAGTGGGAATGTGTCTATGCTACCAGAAGGGTTACGCAATGCATTGGAAGCCAACAGACCGATTCTGTTCTTCATGAATCCCCCCTACTCTACGGGCAGTATGGAAAAAACTCGGTTCGGTTCCAAAACAAAGGTTTTGACGAGCGTG